CTGGAGATTGTGCAGAACCAACAGAAAAAATACTATTATCTTGTTTTGGTAACGATTTATACCATTTAGGAATATTTGAAGTTGCACTTGCAACCTTTTCTGTTTTATACTTAATCATTGGTGTATTAATTACAGCCAATGGATTTGGATTTTGTGAACAGGCACTTAGACCCACTAATAGTGCGATTGCACTAATACCATAATTTAACTTCATTATTTTACCTCTTTCAAAGATTTTACTATTTCGTCACGAGCACCACTTTCTAAGAACAATTCTTTTGTAGTGGTGGATATTTGGGGATAGTATGTGACTATGACTATACCCAAGAAAATTCCAATTATTATTTTAAACATATTCTCTCCATTAATTAGTTTTATTATAGAACAGTTTTACTATAAAGTCAAGACCAAAATCAGAATTATTTCCATATATCATATTCATATACTCTGTATGACTTACAGCTCTAGGAACTACTCGTTTGACTTCATCATATGTTTTAGATGGTAGTACCACAATTGGTTTAGATTCCTTACAAACGTATTCTGTTTTTGCACTAAGAATAACATTGTTGTCATCCATGATAATCTTCTGTACATACTTACAATCTTTTGCAAATGCAGTTGTACTCATCAGTATTACAACCGAAGCTGCAATACTAATAGCCTTTACATGAAAATCTATCTGTGGACTCCAATATTGTAATGGATATTTTAATCTCATAACAAACTCTCCTATCCGTAATTCATGTCTGCATAATCTATGAACTTATCCATAATATCTTCATAAAACTTATCAACATTTTGATTCTGAAGTTCCATTCTTTCATCATCATTTAATGGTTTTCCTGAAGAAACAAATTTTGCAGAATCAACGTAGGCATCAACAAAATCTGGATAATCTTTCATATCAATACCATCAACTTCAACATCCGTAACTTCTAAGTTATCTAATTTATATTTCATAATATACTCTCTCCTATTCTACAAATTCAATTTCAATTTTATTATCGTGTAATTTTTGCAACCTACTCATTTCAGCAATAGTTTCACTTACTGTATTATACCAGAACTCAACACTTCCATCTGAATAAGTAACTTTAAACGTAAACTTATCTTTCATAACAAACTCTCTCCTATTAATCAATATCCATATCTTGTGAAATATAATCTGATGCAATATCACCAGCCATAGAGTTCTTAAAAAACTTAGTTGCATTTTCAGCAACATTATCAAAATCAAACTGTCCGTCTGACATTACATCATTAACCCATTCTTCAACATCCATAATATAATTCTTTAATTTCATAATTTTTCTCTTTCTCTTTATTGTTTATACTAATAGTATATCAACAAAAGTAGGGTTTGTCAACCCCTATTGTAAGTCATTGATTTTGTTGACTTTTTTTAACTCTAAATTTTCTAAAAAGAAGTCCATGTAAAGTGATTCGTTTATTATCTCATAACCATTACTATCGCCATAAGTTTTGATGTGAGTGTACACTTGTCTATAAGAGTGTTTCTTTACCATATCTGCCCACCACTCAATAGGTTTTAATGTACAATGTGCATTATCTCCATTTGGTAGTATTGCAATTGCTGGTCTTGTACATATTGCAAGGAATACAAATCTTTCAGCTCTAAATGTGATTTCTTTTATTGTTTCTGGAATTTGATGTTCTGGTATATGTTCTAATACATCAGTAGAAAATATTCCATGAAAAGGCCCATCTGGTAGATTCTCATACTCTGGTACTGCTGGATCATAAAGTGAAGGCATAATACCTAAATCTTCGTGGTGTTTCCATTTACTATATTGCAGACCCTTACCACAACCATAATCTAATAAAGTTTCAGACTTGGTATCTAAAACTAAATCTTTTATATGATGTAATTGGGGTTTAAGATTATTGCCAGGATAATTAGTATTATTCTTTGCATGATATTGTTTATATTGATTTATCCACTCGTTCATTATGTAACCTCACAAAATATTCTGCATCAACAATCACTAATGGTTTTTGATTGTTTACAGGTTTCATCATAATGTCCGTATCTTTTTGCGTTCATTATAGACATAGTTTTACCACATTTGGGGCAAGTATGTTTAGGTTTAGGTTTACCTAATTGACCCTTTGCCATATTATTTTTTTGTTCTAATGTTCTTTTTTGGCCTGTATTTTTTAATGTTCTTTTATTAATGTGGTCGTTGCTTTGTTTTACACCAGTTCTCGACTCAGACCATTTTTGTTTTGTTTCTTCTGTATGTTTGCGACCATACATAGGATTATTTGTTCCATCAAAGTTTCTATCTTTGAATACTCCAGCTTCCCACATTTTTGTTACACTTTCACTTAACTTCTTTTTACTATCTTCAGCCCATATATGGCCAGGTATAAATTTAATTGCTCCTATCATACCATTATACCATTTTCTCTCACCATTCTCATCTCTTTCAACTAATACATCATAATCATATTGTAATTTGACTTCCATATATGTTAGCCAGGCTCTTGTTTGTGTTTCAAATAATATTTCAAAATAAAAATTATCTATACCATATTTTTCAATATCCTCATTTACTGATTTTGATGATGAGGTATAACTTTGCCAGTTACTCTCTTTATGTTTCTTTTTCTTCTTGTAAGAATAATATTGTTTTTTCCCAATATACCCCTTACCATTAATAGTGTTTTTTATTAAATAACAAAATCCAAAAGAATCGTGTGGGTCTAATTTATAATTGTGATGCCATAATCCTGTTTTCATAATACTTATATTTATAAGTATAAGAATTTAGAGAATGTTTTGCACTTTGAGTTTTCATATACCATCACCCCATTTGATTTCTTCATCATCAATTACTTCACACTTATCACATCTACAATGAGCACAAACTAAAATCATTGCCTCACCAGCACAAAACTCCTCTTTACATGGAACACCACAATGCGATTCATGTCCACAGTTATTACAACTATTCATAGTCCTCACTAAATTCCTCTAAATCATCTTCTAATTCTTCATTTAATCCATCTCCACAAAATGGACAATGTACTATATTATATAGTCGATTATCCAAATCATGTTTGATAGAAAACGTAGCATCACAAGATTCGCAAGCTATTACTTTTGATTTACTCATTGAATTTCACAGAAACCAGCTGCACAAGCAAGTTCTTGTGAACCTACAGTCATATCTTGACTTTCATACTCTGATAGTTTAGTCCAATCTACATCTTTAGGCATTTGTTTCAATAGAAACTCATAACCCTCTTTGTTTGTGTCTTGATAAGGTGCTTGTTGATATGTATGGTCACTAAATGGTAAGAAAGATACACCAGACATAAAATCAAAATGTTTGTATACCCATGCACCAACTTCCATCCATTCTTCTTCTTTAACAGAAATTGTAACTGATGGTTTATGTTCACACCAATGTTTCTGATAGGTTAACCATAACTCTAACTGTTGAATTGCAGTCATATCAGTTCTGAATACTGCACCAGAACCTACTTTCATAGGAAACGAGAACACAGCAGTCTGTGATGGATTCATTACATCATCTTCAACTGGAAATCCAAAATCAGTCATCATCTTTGTTAATGGGTCTTTCTTATCTCCACGAACAGTTCTGATATAGTATGGATTGTGTCTTGCATGAATACCAGAGGCTGCATCTACAAGTTGTGATACAGTTCCACTTGGTTTAACACAAGTAATTGCAACAGATTGTGGTATACCTAATTTCTCTGCAAATTCTTTGTTTACTGCAACTGCTTCTGCCTTTAATGATTCAAGTAAATTATCTAAATTCTTCTCTTTACCATTTGTTAATGGATTGTCCATAATTCCAGTAAGTGAAACACCTAGTAATCTTTCTTCTGCACAATTCTTTTTCCATGCAGCTGATACATACTTAAAGTTTGTAAGAGTTGATTGGAAAGTTCCAAGTATAGTTGCAAGTCTTACTTTCTCTAATAGTGATTGTCTTGTATCTGTAGGTCTTACAACTACCTCTGAAAGATTACAAAATTCTCTATCTCTTAGAATTATCTCTGAACAAGGATTTGTTCCAAATTCAAAACCCTCAATCTTTCTACGACCATTCTTTTCTGCCATCTTGTTTGCAGATGCACGATTGAAGATACCTCTTTCACCAGACTTAGACTCATATAATGCAGTCCACTCATTCATAAATATACCCACATCTGGTTTTTCTGTATAACAAGCAGAGTTATTTGCCAATGCTCGTTGTGCATTTTGTTCCCACCATTGTCCAGACTTAGCGTGCCTCATTCTATCATCAGAGAGGTTTGAGAGACTTATGAGCGCACTTCGTCTTACGCCCCCTACTACAACTACCTCTGCAATCTTACAAACAATATCGTGACATTCCAATGATGAAAGTCTACGACCAGCTGCATTTTTCATTATATTTGCAGTAAAATTAAATAGATTTTCTAATGGTGCAGGGCCTGATGCACGACCACCAAATGTTTTTAATGGAGCTCCTGCTGGTCTTACTTTAGATAAATCCCAACGAGGAATTTGTCCAATATATAATAATCCTACAAGTTCTTTAAATGCTTTCGCCCAACCCATCTTACTATCTGAAACTACAATGTTAGTATCTGTTTCGTGAAATTCTTCTGCAACTAATGGTAGTTCTGCTGTGAATTGTCTTT